AGATCGCAGGACGGTAGTAATGGCGAGTGACCTCGAAATCTATGACTGGCTCGTGACCTACGGCGCGAAGAACACGGTCACGCCTGACGTCCTTTCCGCAGTGTTCGGCGACGGCTACTCGCAGGACATCCCTGACGGCATCAACTCGACCGCGGACTCGTGGAGCATCACCTCCAGACTGTCGCCTTCTGACGCCGATGACGCATTCGAGTTTCTCCGCAGGCAGCGTGGCGCTACGCGGTTCTGGTGGACGCCGCCGCGCTACGTCAGCCCGATCAAGGTGAAGACGACGGGAGCTATCGAGAAGGGCGAGGAGAGCGCGGGGTTCGTCACCGTGACAGCCACATTCAAGCAGGTTTTTGATCCGGACTGATGCCATGACCACGACTAACACACTCCAGGCTGAGGTGATGAAGCTCGCGCCCGACGCGCTGATCGAGCTTTACATCCTGGACCTCAACACGATTGGCGTCGCCGCGATCGAGTACTTCCATTGCGGCACGAACGAGAACCGCCAGCCTGTTGTGTTTCAGGGCATCACCTACCAGCCTTTCCCGGTGCAGGTGACTGGGTTCGAAATGAACGGCCAGGGGCAGCTGCCGACGCCGAAGCTGGCCGTGAGCAACACGAACGGGGCGATCTCGCAGACGATCCTCCAGTATCAGGACATGGTCGGTGCGAAGGTCACGCGCAAGCGCACCTTCGCGAAGTTCCTCGACGGAGAGCCCGACGCGAACCCGACGCAGGAGTTCCCGCTCGACGTCTACTACGTCGGCCGCAAGACGGCGGAGAACGGCGACATCGTGCAGTTCGACCTGGTGAGCACCTTCGACCTCACCGGAATCACCCTGCCGTCTCGGCAGATCATCCAGAACAGCTGCACGTGGGTCTACAAGAGCGCGGAGTGCAGCTGGGTGCCCGTCACTGGCTACTACTTCGACGCGAACGATCAGCCAGTCCTGCCGGGCGCGGACATTTGTGGCAAGCGGCTCGACAGCTGCAAATGCCGGTTCGCGCGCTTCGGCACCAACCCTGACCTCCCCTTTGGGGGCTTCCCCGGAGTACGCCGCTATGTCTGACGTTGACCTGATCCGAACGATGCTGGCTCTGGCCGAGCAGGAGAAAGAGGTACACCCGGACAGACAGCTCGAACGCTGCGGGGTGATCGTAGAGCGCGGCGACACGCGCGAGCTGATCGAGTGCGCCAACGTCTCGACCGAGCCCCACCAGCAGTTCCGGATCGCGGCGCTGGAGTGGGCGCGGCTCATCGTTGACGAGAAGGTCGTCGCGGTATGGCACACGCACCCCACCACGCCAGCCGAGCCTACCCAGGCGGATCTCGTGTATCTCGAACGCACGGGCCTGCCGTGGCACATCGTGAGCGGGCTGGACCAAAGCCACAGCCTCACGCTGCCGACGGGCTACGTCGCTCCCTACGAGGGGCGCGAGTTCTACCACGGGACGCTGGACTGCTACGCACTCTGCCGGGACTGGTACAAGCGGGAGCTGGGGATCGACCTTCCCGACGTGGACCGCGAATACCTGTGGTGGAACAAGGGCGCGAATCTGTACATCGACCAGTTCAAACAGCACGGCTTCGTCGAAGTCGCGCCCGAGGTCGATGTGAAAAATCTGCGCCGCGGCGATGGGCTGCTGATGCAAGTCGCCTCACGTGTTCCGAATCATGGTGCAATTTACCTCGGCGACGGTAAAATCCTGCACCACGTACAAGATAAGCTGTCCGAAATAACAAACTACGGTGGCGACTGGTTCAAGAGGACTACTCACCACCTACGACACTCAAGCCAGCTATGAGCCGCCACATTGACAACACGACGATTGAGGTGATCCTTGGCGGCGGCCTCGGCGATCGCTATGGGCGCAGTCACGAGCTGGTCGCCAGCACCCCCATCGAGGCGTTCAAGCTGCTGTGCATGAACTACCCGGAGTTCAAGCAGGAGTTCATCGACGCGTCGCTGGCCGGCGCCGAGTACCAGCTCGTGGTCGACGACCGACGCGGCGTGGGAGAGATGGAGCTGACGATGCCTGTGGGCGGCCGGAAGCTCGTGATCGCCCCGGTGCTCGCCGGCGCCGGCGGGAAGATGTTCAGCGCGATCGAAGCGGTAGTCGGCGTGATTATTCTGGCTGTCGCCTGGTGGAACCCTCTCGGGTGGGCGGCAGGCGGCGCTCTGATGGCCGCTGCGGTCGGCACCGGCGTGTCCCTGACGCTCGGCGGCATCACAGGGCTGCTGACCACGGTCCCGAAGGCCAATAGCGCGGCGGCCGGCGGGGACAGCCTCAGCTCCTTCTACTTCAACGGCGCTGCCAATACGCAGCAGCAGGGCGCTCCGGTGACGCTCGTCTACGGCCGCATGCTGGTCGGCTCGACGGCCATCTCGGCCTCGCTACAGGCGATCGACATGTCGCAGGCACCAGCTGAAACGGGGAACCTCTCTTGAACGCTCGCGTACCCTTCAACAGGCTCCCGCTCGCGGGCGGTATCCCTGCCCCGAAACGCGTCATCGCGCGCATCCCGAACGAGCCGCCCCGCGGCGCCGGTGGCGGCGGCAAAACAGGCGGCGGCTCAGGCACGACCCCGACGGAAGATCCGGATTCGCTGCAGTCCGTCGCCTTCGTATCGGTGCTCGACCTGCTGTGCGAGGGCGAAATCCAGGGGCTGGTGAAAGGCGGCTTCAACCCGAGCGTGGCCGGCGTGGAGTCGGACTCGATCTTTCTGGACAACGTGCCGGTCACGTCCAACGGCGCGCCGAATTTCAACGGCTACACGGTGGCGTGGGTCAACGGCACACAGGCGCAGGGCGTCATCCCCGGATTCGGCTCGGTCTACTCAGCCGTGAATCTCGGCTCCGAGGTCAAGGCCGGCGTGCCGATTCAGGCGTCGGTCGACAACCCGGAAGCGAACGCTGTGGTCGTCACGGCGTCGGTGGCGCAGCTGTACACAGTCAATACGTCCACGGGCGACGTCAAGGGATCAACAGTAGACCTGGTCTTCGAATACAGGCCCACGGGCAGCGTCACGTGGATTCAGGGCGCTGCGCTGACGATCACGGGCAAGACGCGCAGCAAGTATCAGCGCAGCCTGCGCTTCGATCTGACCGGCGCTGGTCCGTGGATCGTACGTTGCCGCCGCATCACCGCAGACTCCACCAGCTCGTCGCTGGTGAACAACACCTACTTCGACGTGGTCGAGTCGGTAGTCGATCAGCGGCTGCGCTATCCGAACTCAGCGCTCGTCGGCCTGAACATCGACGCGCGGCAATTCAGCAGCGTGCCTTCGCGCAGCTACCTGATCGACGGTCTCATCATCCGCGTGCCGAACAACTACGATCCGGATCTGCGCACCTACAGCGGGGCGTGGAACGGGGGCTTCAAGCTCGCCTTCTCGAACAACCCGGCGTGGTGCTTCTACGACCTTGTCTCGTCGACGCGCTACGGACTGGGCAATTATCTGAATGACGCGACCGTCGACAAGACCGCGCTGTACCAGATCGGCCAGTACTGCGACGAGATGGTGCCCGACGGGTTCGGCGGCATGGAGCCGAGGTTCACCTGCAACATGGTGATCAACAACCCGAAGGAAGCTTACCAGTGCATCCAGGACATGATCTCGATCTTCCGGGGCATGACCTACTGGGCGGCTGGCAACATTCTCGTGACGCAGGACGCGCCGAAGACGCCGGCGAAGAAATTCTCGCGCGCGAACGTCGTCGGCGGCAAGTTCACGTATCAGGGCACCGCGCTCAAGGATCGCCACAGCGTCGCGCTCGTGCGCTGGAACGACCCCGACCAGCAGTATCAGCAGAACACCGAGTACGTCGAGAACGCGGACGCCCTCGCCCGCTTCGGCGTGAAGGTCACCGAGATCATGGCGGTGGGCTGCACCTCGCGCGGGCAGGCTCACAGGCTCGGCCAGTGGGCTCTCCTGAGCGAGCTGGCCGACACCGACCAGGTGACGTTCCAGGCTGGTATGGACGCTGCGATGCTCACGCCAGGCGAGGTGATCTACGTCGCGGACCCGGTGCGCAGCTCGAAGCGCATTGGCGGTCGCGTGCTCAAGGCCGACCTGAACACCGTGACGCTGGACGCGCCGGTGGTGCTCGACGCTGGTCAGACGTACTCTCTGCTCTACTACGACGGCAACGGCGACAGCTACCAGACGCAGGTGCTCAACACCGCCAACACGACGGCGCTGCTGACCTTCACGGCGCCGGTGACGAATCCGCCGCAGCCGGGCTTCATGTGGGTGCTCACAGGTTCGAACCTCGTGCCGCAGACTTTTCGCGTCCTTAACGTTAAGGAGTCCGAAAAGAACCTGTTCGACGTCACGGCCGTCACCTACAACGCATCGAAGTACGCTGCGATCGACTTCAATACCAAGCTGCAGATGCCGCCGGTTGGCTATGGCGACGCGCTCGGTGCCGCGATCCCGAAATTCTGGAGCCTGACAGAGACGACGTTCCTCGCGGCGCCCGGCGTGATCGGCTCGAAGATCATCATGAGCTGGTCGGGCAACACGACGCACT